GCAAACCTAAAAGCGTAGCTAATCTCTTACGCCAGTTTGTTGTTAATTTCTTAAATATTTTTAACAGCAATTAGAATCCAAGTAACCAAGGATTATTAATGAACCATGCTATCACATATAAAACTAAAAATAAAATACTAAAAACAAATCCACGTATGTAGTCTTTTATAGTAATCATGTATTATTCCAATTAAATGTATAAGTTATATTTTCTTGTTTATTCAATAAATCGTCTAGTATCACACTTTTAAACTTGGTAAATTTTTCAGACGCTACAGACTTTAATTCAGTATCACTAGTCAAACCATTCGAAGATTTATAGTGGTCTTGCGACAATTGTATAATTGCATAATGAATAACTTTCATCAAGTCATCNTTATTACGACCTTGTTTCTTGCCATACCTTTGAGCATACTTTAAGATATTACCCATACAGAATCCTGTACCATGACCTTGGTCAATAATAATTTCAGTTGCCTGATAGTTTTTAGTTTGAGCATAATGTGATTCATATGTCTTATTAATATAATCCATTACATCATTTACAATTTTATTTTCATCAAACTTGTACTGTATTGTCATCTTGTCTTCCTTTCTTCATATTTTCTTTTATTATAAGTTTTTGAGAATCAGTTAATTTAGGGTCGATAAATCCTTTAACTTTCTTTTGTATTTTAGCTGGGTCTAAAACAAGCATATTACAATAGTTAAGAAACGACCAATGGTCTTCACTTTCTTCATTGAGAATCCAGTCAATTGCATCTTCCTTATGTTTTACATGCCTGGGTCTTTTTCCCATGTACATGGTATCCTCAACTGCTTGAGTTAGTATTGCCGTAATAAATCTTTCTTCACCGGTCATTATATATCCTTTACAATTTGTGAGAAGTATGCCCAATATTGGTCACCGTTCTCTGTTACATATCCGATTGAACCTGCATAATCAAGTTCAGTATCGTATTCTTGTATCTGTACACCATTCTCACCAGCAGGGTCACCTGTCTTTGTTGCGATTGATATGTCAGTTATCTTACCTTCTCTTCCATATTCGCACTGGTTTACATTTACTTTATCGTCTATTTTAATTAACACTCATTACCTCCTGTCAATGCCAATACTTGTATATACTCTCTCTGATTGCCTAACAATATAAGCCTTTTTATTAGGGTCTAATTTTAATGCAGGGTCTTTAACCTCAACATCTTGTAAGTTAGCATCAATACTGAAAGAAATTTGACCTGCAAGGTCAGGCCATTTAGAGACAAAAGCTTTTACAAATTTATCTCTTTGTTCTTGATTCATCTCAGAGATAACCTCAACGAGGTTATCAGCTAAAACTTCTTTCATTATTTCTATCATGCAGCCTCCAACATTGACATTGGCACTCTATAAATTCTGCCAAGCATATCAACAAGACATTTACTCTGATTAATTTTAGTAATTACACCAGGAGTCTTTTTAGTCTTTTGAACAACATTGACTTTTTGTCCTACAGACAATGAAGCCTTAGCGTTCATAACCTTAACATCATTAATAAAACTAGAAAGTTCATTAAGTTCTTTTAGAGATAGTTGCTGTATGCCAGCTTTGATTAATTGTATTTTATTCATAATATAGTTCCTTATCAGTTAGTAGTTTAGTTTAAGTAAAGAGGACCAGTCCATGCGATATAGTAATTACCGTCAAGCACATTTCCTCTTGCTTCATTTAAAGCAGGTCTGTTATAACTAGCAGCTTTTAATATATCACCTTTTTTAAATTTGCCGTCATCTGCAACCATTATAAAAGCAAAAGCGCTGTGGTCTTGTATGACTTTAATGTATTTACGACCTCTTTTAATTTTTGTTTTTGAGTCCCAATCAGCAAGTTGTTCAAGACAGTAAGAAGATTTAGGTTGACCGTCTCTAGGTGCAGTCCAGAAATCGAAGTTCTCTTTAGCACCGTTCATCATATTAACAATACCTTTCATAAGAGATGGTGCTTTTTTAGTAACTAGTGTTTTCATAATGTATAAGTTCCTTTTCAATTGTTTATGTAGCCATTATATCGTAAAAGTAAGATAAGAACAAGTCTTTTTTCATTAACTTTTACTAGTGGAAATCATTAAGCAGTTTCCAGTTCGTTGTCAATGACTTCATCAATGTTAAATGCATTGATATTAACCAAATCAAGAGCAACATCTGATTCTAAGATTTCTTTCTTAGCCTCGTTTTTGTCGATAAGACCTTTTTTAAGGTTTTCGACTACTGAGTCTACGAATTTTTCAGCTTCGTCCCAGTAGTAGTTTTTAGTTTTAGACATTATTTGTACTCCTTTGTTGTTTTTTTCATAATATACACATATTATACAATAAAATAAGACGTAATGCAAGCGAAAAATGGATTATTCCATGGAATAAAATCTTTATTTTTCAACAATTTAGGGGTCGAACTTTGTCGCACCCTAAAAACCCTTATTTTCTGCGTTTTTTTCATTTATATGTACATTATACACTAAAAATACCTTTTGTCAAGTAAAAAATGGAAAAAAACCCTATTTTTTTGGTATTTTTATCTTTTTTTATCACTATTATACAATATTTTCAAGTTTTTGTAAAGCTCTTATAAATAGTTTATATAAAAATAAAGGAAAAATCAAATGTACGAGTATAAATGTAAAATTAGAAAAGTCGTTGACGGCGATACCGTTGATATTGACATAGATTTAGGTTTTGGTATATGGCTCAATGATGAAAGAGTGAGAATTATAGGCATTGATACTCCTGAATCAAGAACAAGTGATAAAATCGAAAAGATTTTCGGTTTAGCTGCAAAAGAGAGAGTACAACATCTATTAGGTGATGGTGCTACTCTAATATCTAAAGTTAAAGGTGATGGTAACGAAGAAATGCGAGGTAAGTTTGGTCGTATTCTTGGCGATTTTAGAACATCACAAGGAGATTTACTAACTTCTAAATTAATGAAAGAAGGACACGCTGTTGCTTACTCAGGTGGTAACAAAGAAGTGATTCAACCAAAACATTTAGAGAATAGACAAAGATTAGTCAATGAAGGTAAAGTAAATGTTGAAGGTATGGAAATAACCAAACCTGCATTAGTACAAAAACCAATCGTTGAAGAAGAACCGGTTGTTGAAGAAGTTTTAAAACCAGTTAAGAAGAAAAAGAAAACTACTAAAAAGAAATAGGAGATTATTATGGGATTTTTATCAAATTTATTGAGTGTTTTCAAGAAGGCACCAACAGTTACAAAAGTTAAACGTGCTAGGGTTAAAGGTAAATACAAAGCAGACGATAAATCTACAAAAAATTACAACGAAGCATGGGTAGGCGGTAAAGCACCAAAGAAGAAGAAGAAAAAATAATGCAAGGCGTTTTTGTAATTAAAGACAAAGGGCATATTTTAGAATTTAGTAATTATGACGACATACCTCAAAGTTTCGATAATGTTATAAGATTTGAACCAACTCCTCCTGAGTCACCACACACAAAGGAAGAACATGAGGAGATGGCAACTTACAATGACAAGTTAAAAGAGTTAATGAAAAGAGAGAAAAACTAAAAATGGGTATTAGTGTAAGTGTTAGTCCTGGTTCTGGTTCAGTTGTAACAGAAACAGAAAGACTTGGAACAATTAATGCAACAATTGGTTTTACCACCGATACTGTTCCGCCAGAAACTATTACTTCTGTATCGTCAACAACACATAATGGAATTACTATGACTCCAGGAACATCATCATGTACACTTGTAGGAACTTATGAAGATTCTTTTGTTGATGAATTTAAATATGTTGAAAAAGGAAGTAGTGATTTAGCAGGTTCGCCCACAATTGTGATTGGGCTTGATAATCTTCCTAGTAACAAATTATTTTATAATTTAAATCAAGATACAACAGCTTCTGTTACAAAGTCATATACTGTTACTGTAACTCATAGTGGCGGCACAGATAATTTTACTGTTACGCATGTAGTCAATAACGAATATGAATCAATTAGAAGTGCTGTGGCTTCTTATTATGTTTAGAGATATAAAATGCCAGCAGTAACAAGAGTCGGAGATGCTGATGTTGCCCATTGTTCAGGAATGGTTAGGGCACAAGGTTCTGGAAATGTTTTTGCAAATGGTAGACCTGTTAGTAGACAAGGAGATGTAAACACTATACATACACTACCGGGTGACCCTTGCCCAGCTCATAACGCAGGTATTGCTTCAGGTTCAGGAAGTGTTAAAGTTAATGGTAAAGGATGCGGCCGTGTTGGAGATAGTTTAACTGGATGTACATCTGTAGCTGCTGGGTCAAGTAATGTATTTGCTGGTGGATAACGGTATAAATATAGCATAGGAGAGATTGCTAAATGTCAAGATATGACGCAACACAAAGTAATGAAAGTAAAAGAAGCGCTAAAATCTATCGTGATTTAGATTTAGATTTTCAAGCTAATTCTGCTACAAAAGATATTCAAAAACTTAGTGATGTTGAGGCAGTCAAAAGAAGTGTTAGAAATTTAATTAACACTAATCATTATGAGAGACCATTTCACCCTGAGATTGGTTCTAATTTGAGAGCGATGTTATTTGAAAATATCACTCCACAAATGACTCATGCTCTCTCTAAACAAATTGATTTATTAATAAAAAACTTTGAACCAAGATGTAGATTGGTTCAGATTAACGTACAGCCGTTTATTGAAAGAAACGGATATAGAGCTTCAATATCTTTCTTTGTAGTGAACACTCCAGAGAGAGTTGAAGTAGAAACTTTTTTAGAAAGACTAAGATAAAAATATGGCAACTAAATTAGAAATATCAGAATTAGATTTTGATGGTATTAAATCAAACCTAAAAAACTTTTTATCACAACAAGACGAGTTTAGAGATTACGACTTTGAAGGTTCTGGTATGGCAGTTCTTTTAGATATGCTTGCCTACAACACACACTATCTTGGATTCAATGCTAATATGTTAGCAAATGAAATGTTTTTAGATAGTGCTGATTTAAGAGCAAGTGTTGTATCAAAAGCAAAACAAGTTGGTTACACACCTACAAGTTCTACAGCTTCATCAGCAACTATTGATGTAACAGTTACTAATGCTACTGGTGCTACACTTACTATGGCAAGAGGAACAAAATTCTCAACAACTGTTGATGGCACTTCTTATAATTTTGTAAACAACGCTGATTTAACTATTACACCTGTTGATGGTGTTTATAAGTTTAGTAATGTAGATATTTTTGAAGGAACATATTTAAATTTTAAATACACAGTAAACACATCTGATATTGACCAACGATTTATTATACCAAATGATAATGTTGATACAACTACACTAACAATTAAAATTCAAGAATCATCTTCTGACTCTACAACAAATACATATACACTTGCGAGTGGTATTACAGGAATAGATTCTTCATCTAAAGTTTTCTTTTTACAAGAAGTTGAAAATGGTAGATATCAAGTTACTTTTGGTGATGGTGTTTTAGGAAAGGCTGTTGCTGATGGTAATATTATTATCATGGATTATATTAATACAAATAGAGCAGAAGCAAACGGTGCTACTACATTTACATTAAATGGTACAATTGGTGGATTTTCTACTTCAACTGTTGCAACTATTAGTAACGCAAATGGAGGTGCTGAACCAGAAACAATTTCATCTATTAAATATAATGCACCAAGAGATTACTCAGCACAAGACCGTGCTGTAACAGCAGACGATTACAAAGTTCTAGTTAAAAGTTTATATGCAAATGCTCAAGCCGTGCAAGTGTATGGTGGTGAGGACGCAGCTATACCAGATTATGGTAAAGTTTATATATCAATCAAAGCAAAATCAGGTTCAAACTTAACAGAATCAACAAAGGCAAGTATCATTACAAGTCTTAAACAATATGCTGTTGCTGCTGTAAGACCAGTAATTATTGACCCGGAAATAACTTATCTTACACTCAATACAAATTTCAAATATGATACTGGTGCAACTACAAAAGATGTAAGTACACTTCAAACAAATGTCTTAACAGCAATTTCAAATTACAATGCAAACACTTTACAAGACTTTACTGGTGTTTTTAGACATTCACAATTGTTAGAAGATATTAACAATGCTGACACATCTATTTTAAGTAATATTACAACCATTAAAATATATAAGTTTATTACACCAACTTTAAATGAATCTTTAAAATATACAATATCATTTAATAATGCATTTTATAATCCACACTCTGGACACAATTCAAGTGGTGGTGGGGTTGTATCATCAACAGGTTTTAAAATTAATAATGACGATTCAACTAACGAACATTTTTTAGATGATGACGGTGCAGGTAATATTAGAGTTTACTATTTAAGTGGCACAACAAGAATTTATACAAGTACAAGTTTTGGTACTGTTAATTATACAACTGGTGAAATAATTTTAACATCAGCAAATATAACAAGTATTTCAAATATTGATGGTGCTGCTAGTACAAGAGTAAGAGTTTTTGCTATTCCTGATTCTAATGATGTTGTTCCTGTTCGTAATCAAGTTTTAGAAATAGATACTTCTAACTCAACTGTAACTGGTAATATTGATACTGTTGAAAGTGGTTCATCACAGGCAGGAACTTCTTATACAACAACCAGTAGTTATTCATCATATTAGTGGTAATGGATAACAATGGCAACATTTAAAAAAACAAACAAGAAAAAATTATCAAACTTAGTTAAGAGACAACTACCAGAGTTTGTTCTTGAAGAGCATCCTAAATTTGCTGAGTTTATAAAGTCTTATTATCTTTTTCTAGAATCAGCAGAAATACAATTATCATCTTTTACTTCGGTAGACAATATACTTTTAGAAGGTGAAGGTGATATTGATAATTTTGTTTTACTAGATAGAACAAATGCTTTTAGTTTAGANGCAGGTGATAAACTTGTAGATGAACAACTTTCTTTTTCAGGTACACTACAAAAAAGTGAAATAATAACTGGTGCAACATCAGGTGCTACAGCAACTATTCTTGCTGAAGATTTTGCTAATTCACGATACACTATTTCAGCAAATAATGCTTTTATTACAGGCGAAACTGTAACTGGTGCAACATCTGGTGCCACAGCAGTTGTAGGTAAATATCGTGCAAATCCTATTGAGAACATTCAACAACTTTTAAACTATTCTGACCCAGACCATACAATAGAAGATTTCTTATCGCAAATGAAGGAAGAGTTTCTTAAAACTATTCCAAAAGATACACACTCTAGTTTAAATACAAGAAAATTAATTAAGAACATTAAATCTTTATATCGTGCAAAAGGAACAGATAAGGCTCATAAAGCATTTTTCAGAATGTTATTTAATGAACCTTCAGAGGTATACAAACCTAATGAAGATATGTTGCGAGTATCTGATGGTAAGTTTTCTACAAATACATTTCTTCGTTGTACACAAACAGTAGCACAATCAATTAACAATCCAATATTTTTAATTGGTCAACAAATAAAGCAATCAAATAATCCTGCTGATGATAGTATAAATGACGCAACAGCAATCGTTGAAAATGTTACCAAGTTTAGAGAAGGTGCTGTCGAGATTATTGAGATTGAAATTAATGATGAAACTACTGTTGGTACTTTTGTCAATGATGAAATAATTGAAGGTGCTAATTTTAATGACCCTAACGAGATTATAAAACTTTCAATAAGTCAAGCAGTATCATCAACTACAATCACAAACCCTGGTGCAACACTAACAGTTGGTGATGAGGCAACAGTATCAGGTGGTGCTGGTGCAGGTGCTCGTATTCAAGTTCAAGATATAACTGGTGCAGGCGTTGATGAGGTTATTGTTAATGTGGCTGGTACAGGTTATCAAGAAGGAGATGTATTAACATTTAGTTCAGGAACAGCTGAAGCAAAAGTTGCTGTTGTGAATGGTGGTTTTGCACCAGAAACAGGAAGTGTTGCTGTACATTGTGAATTAGAAACAGGAACAATTACAGGTTCAGGTTCTGGTGATATATTATTAGAGGACGCTATTGATAGTGGTGCAGGTGGTAAACTTTTAGATTCTGCTTCGCAAGAAGTTGAAAACGAAATTAGATTTGAATTAGAGAATG